ATATACTTGCAGATGGAGTGAAGATTCAATGTAAAGTAAGAAGTAGTGTCCCTAAGTGGCTTAGTTTAGGCACTTGCGACTGGGTACTATTTAAAGAAGATAGAGGTGAGATCTATAAAATAACGAGGTTAAAAAATGGAAAAGAATAAAAAGAAAGCGTTAGGGAGTTGGAAGAGTATTATTGAATTTTATGAAGATTTATATTTAGAAGGTATTATTGAGGAGGGTGGTTCTGGTTATCAGAGATTGATGCAGCTAAAAACATTTAGGATGAAGTATGGTCGTAATAGACAAAGTTAAGAAAGATAGAATAATCTGTACGATAGCATTGCAATATCCACATAATAATATCCCTCCAGATGATGTGATAAAACATCACTTGTACAAAGGGAGTAATACATTTACTAGGGCCATCAACCATCGTGCAGAAAACTGGAAAGATTTTCGGTCAAAGTGGACGAAGGGTGGGATGGTCTTTGCAGTAGATGTGGAGTATGTTAAAAATGAAGAGTAGTTTAGAAGAAAAGGAGATATTATGCAAATATATAAGTATGTAATTGTTCGTAAAAAAGATGATGAAAAACTATATCGAACTTGCACGGGGGCTTGGATTGAGATTAAAGATAAGCAAACTACTTACCCATTAAAAAGTTTTGTAGATAAAGAAGATGCGATTGTCAGTAAGAACTACATTGAACACAAAGAGCAAGTAGATGGTCTTGCTATTGAGAATATTAATATAAAACAACTAGGATATTAGGAGAAGATATGGATAATGAAACATTTTTTATGATAGCAGAGAAGTTTTTTGATAATTGTTTAGATATTAGTAAGAAGAAGGGTGAAGAATACACCGTCGGCAGTGGAAAAAAGTTTACTAATTTTGAATCAATCGCTGCAAGACTTGATTTAACGAGAGAAGAAGTGTTGATGGTGTATTTAGAAAAGCATATTGATTCTATTCGTCATTTTATTTTACATGGTACAGAAGCCTCTGATGAGAAAATAGATGGTAGAATATTAGATGCAGTGAATTATTTAGTATTACTATATGGTATGTTATATGAAACAGAATATTTAAAGCAAAGAAAGATAACTAATGAGACTAACAGAGAAACAAGCTAAGGCTATATATGATTTATATATCACTATGAATCACAATAATAGTTACATAACTAATTTAATAGCAATGAAGCAACATAGAGAGGCTGAATGTTTAGCGAGGGGAATTGACAAAATTGCACATATAGCAAAAATAGAAGATTACTCACCTATGCACTTTACCTGGAATAAAAAAGTTAAAGAAGCGTCGTACAAACCCAACAATTAATGACATATTTAAGGAGGAATAACAATGAAAGAACCACATATCATAGATTGGATATTAGATAGTACCGATCA